CGGCAAATACGCCTACAAACACAATGACGCCAACAAATACAATGACGCCAACAATGACTAAAACACCGGCAAATACGCCTACAAACACAATGACGCCAACAAATACAATGACGCCAACAATGACTAAAACACCGGCAAATACGCCTACAAACACAATGACGCCAACAAATACAATGACGCCAACAATGACTAACACTCCGAGTAATACTCCGAGTAATACTCCAACAATTACACCAACAAAAACTGTAACACCGACAATAACATTAACTAACACACCGTCAATCACACCTACGAGAACTGTAACACCAACTGTAACACCAACAATAACTCCTACAAATACGCCAACTAGAACTGTAACACCAACACCGACTCAAGAAGTTGCAATATTATGTGTGTGTTATACATTATATTACACCGAATCAATATTTCCAGCCCCTTACATTGGGTTTACAAATTATCAATATGTTAATTGTGCGGGAGTCGTAACAAATCAAGGTGTATCTGAATTTGGATTACCGGTAGATGTTTGTGCTCAAGAAGATAGTGTTGTAAAAACCGGTGGTGATGGTAGTGGTTTTTGGGAAATAGCTGGATACGATTGTTGTTTACCTCCACCAACACCGACCCCAACACCAACAACACCACCAACACCATTTTTATGTGTAACAGACTTTAATTATGGTACAAGTGCTTCTATTGTTTGTAATTTCCCAGCACTTGATTTTAATTGTGCCGATAGTTGTGATTTGTGTTCAGCAACAATGTTAAATTCGGGTGACGGAATGGGTAATTGTTATTTATCTCCTGCAACTGCGGGGTGGTATAGTGATGGAACAAATCGAAGATATTGGGACGGTACATTTTTTGGACTTTGTTCTTTGTGTAGTGGAGGATGTTTAGTTTCTGATACTATAATAACATTATCCGATGGGTCAACTAAACTAATACAAGATGTTCTAGTGAATGATGTACTTAAATCTATTGATGTTTCAGGAATGCCACAACCATCAAATGAATGGTACTCTTGGAGTAGTGACACATTGAATTATGTTGATTCAACATCAACAGTAATTAATTTTACAACATACGAATTTGATTCAGTTGTTAATATTAATGAAGGTAGATTAATTGCTACTGATTCTCATAACCACGTTGTTAAACAAAATGGTGTTTGGTACATCAGAACAACATCTGAATTAAATGTTGGTGATGTATTATTAGATATGGATAATAGTGAATTTGAAATTACATCATTAGTTACAATCACAGAACCAACAACGGTTTACGACATTGACGTTAATAATAGTAACTTGTATTTTGCAAATAATGTTTTAACTCACAATAAGTAATAAAGGGACATATTAGAACAAAGTAAACTATTTATATAAGTAAAAATATATTTAAATTTAGAATATGGAAAATAATCAAAATACAGATTTAACGGTTTGGCAGAGGCTCTCACAAGCATTCGGGCCAAACTCGTTGTTAAATCAAGACTACCCAACATACAAATTAGATAAAAAAGAGTTATTAAAAACTACTTCACAGGCGGAATACGAAAGAGAAAAATTACAAGCTCAACAAACGTATTATTTATCCAACCAATGGACTAAAATTGAAAGTAATTTATATACTCAAGCTGTTTATTATGAACCAACTCGTTTAGCATCGTTTTACGATTATGAAAGTATGGAGTATACTCCTGAGATATCTGCAGCCTTAGACATCTATGGTGAAGAATCAACAACTGTAGATGAAAATGGACATATGTTACAAATTTATTCTGAATCAAAAAGAATAAAATCTATACTAGCCGATTTATTTAACAACGTATTAGATGTTAATACAAATTTAACTATGTGGACAAGAAATACTTGTAAATATGGTGACAATTTTGTTTATTTAAAATTGGATTCAGATAAAGGTATTGTTGGATGTATGCAATTACCAAACATTGAAATAGAACGTTTGGAAAGAGGTATGGCAGCCAAATCGGCAAATATTGATGAACCGGCAGAAAACAAAGGATTAAGATTCAAGTGGAAAGCAAAAGATATGGAGTTCAACTCTTGGGAGATAGCTCACTTTAGATTATTGGGTGATGATAGAAAACTTCCTTATGGAACTTCTATGTTAGAAAAAGCAAGACGTATTTGGAAACAGTTATTGTTATCTGAAGATGCAATGTTAATTTATAGAACTTCAAGAGCACCTGAAAGACGTGTATTTAAGGTTTTTGTTGGTAATATGGATGACAAAGATGTTGAACCATATGTACAACGTGTTGCAAACAAATTTAAAAGAGACCAAGTTGTGGATTCTAAAACTGGAAACGTGGATATGAGATTTAATCAAATGGCTGTTGACCAAGATTATTTTATTCCTGTTCGTGACCCAGCCGCAGCATCCCCAATAGAAACATTACCGGGAGCACAAAATTTAGCGGAAATCGCCGATATAGAATACATTCAAAAGAAATTATTAACAGCTCTTCGTGTACCAAAAGCCTTTTTAGGGTTTGAAGAAACAACCGGAGATGGTAAGAATTTATCGTTACAAGATATTCGTTTTGCAAGAACAATTAATAAAATTCAAAAATCTATGATTGCCGAATTAAATAAAATTGCAATCATACATTTATTTTTATTAGGATTTGAGGATGAATTATCTAACTTTACTTTAGCCCTTACTAACCCATCATCACAAGCAGATTTATTAAAAATTGAACTTTGGAAAGAAAAAATTGCATTATACCAACAAGGTGTAGCAGCAATCGCAGGTATTGCACCGGTATCTGTATCGTGGGCTAAGAAACATATTTTAGGATTCTCAGATGAGGAAATTAAACTTGATTTACAACAACAAAGAATTGAAATGGCGGTAGGTGCTGAATTAACAAATACAGCAACAATTATAACACATACAGGTATCTTTGATAATATTGATAAATTATACGGTAACCCAACATCCGGAGCAACTGCGGGTGGAGCGACACCGTCATCACCACCACCTCCGGGCGGAGGAGGAGGATTCGGAGGAGGTGGAGATCTAGGTGGAATGGAAGATTTAGGTGGACCTGAAGAAGGAGCGGCACCTGAATCAGGTGGAGCACCTGAAGCCGCACCGGCACCGGGAGGTGAAGCTGAAGTAACTCCTGAATCGTTTAACAGAGATAATTTAAAAATATTGGTGGAAAGAAGTACTATGACTGAGGACGAATCTTTTATTGATTTATCTAAAGGAAAAAATTCTTTAGGAGATATTGAGGCTCAATTAAGTAAACTTCTAAAAGATTAGATATTTATAATAAAAATTAGATATGAAAAATTTCGGTTTATTAAAAACAAAGATAGAAAATGTGTTGTTAGAGTCATATACTAACGACACGTTCAAAAATGAATTAAAAACATTTAAGAAACTGGTTATAGAAAATAAAAACATTAGCAAATTGTTTTATTTATACGATGAACTAAGTTCTCCAAAATCATTAAAAGAGTCTTACTGTAATGATTACATCAATGAATGTATTAAAATTTATGAGAATACCGTAAACAAATTAAAACAATCAGATGTTAATCAATTAAATGCTTGGGTAGGAAATAAAAAAGTAGAAAATAACTATACAGATATTGATACATTATTCTCTAGCGATGTTTTAACTATTGAATCAAAAATTAAAAGTAGAAAAATTATTGCGGAATCTCTTAAAAAATTACCAATAACAAAAACCGAAGGAATTGATTTACCATTGTCTACTATGGTAAGTGTTGCAAATAAAACTATCAAAAGTTATATTGATGGTTTAAATGAATCAGATAGAAAAGAATTAATTAATTTATTATCAGAAGATGATTCAACATTGAATGAAAAATACAACACACTTAAAGAAGGTGTGGTTGAAAAATTAACAGAAATGAAAAATGGTAGCAACGATACTTCGATGCAAACAAGAATTGATGAAACTATTTCAAAAGTAATTTCTGAAAAATACGATAAACTTACGTATTTCAAACTTAAGAATCTTAGAGAGAATCTTTAATCATTATCGGAATTGAACTTTTTTTGGACATACTTAGCCTTAGAAAGTTCACTTCTTTTAATAACAGATTTCTTAACAAATTCCTTTCTTTTAAAAAGTTCCCCACTTTGACGAGTCTTAATAACTTTACTTTTATAAAGTTTTAAAGCCTTCTCAATCGTGACGTTGTTATTTAGTTTTACTATTATCATATATAACATATATCTTCCTCTTACAAAAAAGTTTTGACATTACCCATAAAAACACCTATTCTTTTTAAAAATAAACGGGAAAATATGAAAATTAATGAAAAAGGGAAAAACTTCTCTACTACGCGGGTTCAAAACAGCTAAAATTGTGTATGGAACGGTAGATTCAATCAACCTCAAATCTCTCTACTTAAACATACAAACTTGGGTCGAACCAATTTATGAATGTGATAATTGGACAAGGACTGTCCTTAACCTAAGTAGAAGTATCAAACACTCAATATACGAGTCAATAAACAAACAAATATTTAATGAAAAATTTATAGTAGATTTAGACTTAAGGTCCAGCGGACTCAATCTAAATAAAAAATCATTTATGAATCTTGAAATAAATTTTTACTTAATCAGGGAAGATTTAGATTTTAAAGGAGATGAAATCAAAGAATCTCTCCAAAATATAACACTACAAATTTTTAAAGATAATTTTTTAGATAATGAAAATTTTAATTTTTATCTAACCAAAAAGAGTAAATTAATAGAAGAATCGTTACAAACCGAGAATGTTTAATATTTATAAATAAAACATTCAAAATGAATTTAAGAATATTACAACCAAGTGAATCTGGAAAAGGTATATTAGTTGAGTACGATGCGGGGTATATTAACCCAAATGATAATCGTAATGAAACTTTAATTAGAGAATCTAGTGAAATGTTAGACCACTCTAAACCAATTGAATTTTATGCCGTATTACAAAAATATGACACCCCAAATAGAAATGGTAGATTATACCCTGAACGTATATTAAAAAGAGAAGCTGAGAATTATAAAAAAATGATTAAAAAGGGCACGTCCCTATCCGAGTTAAATCACCCGGAATCATCTCTAATTGATTTAGATAGAGTTTCTCATATGATTACTGAAGTATGGTGGGAAGGTAATGTCCTAATGGGCAAGATAAAACTACTTACATCACCGGGATATCACGAAAGTGGGATTTGTTCAACCAAAGGTGATATAGCAGCTAACTACCTAAGACAAGGTGTAACATTAGGTATCTCATCAAGAGGTGTAGGTTCCCTTAAAAAGATTGGTGAACAAAATGAAGTTCAAGACGATTTTGAATTAATCTGTTTTGACTTAGTATCTTCACCGTCAACTCCGGGAGCGTATCTATTCTTAAATAAAGAGGATAAACAACTATACGACGAGAACTTAGAAGAAGAGAAAAAAATAAGTGTTGAAAGACACGTTGGAGATTCCGGAAATAAATCGCTTGACTTAATGAAAAAATTAAACGATTATTTGGGATACTAAATAAATAACAAAAAATGGAAGAAAAGTATTTTATCGCAAAAGTTACCTTAGACTCACTTGATGAGGCGTCAGGTAAGATTAAAAAATTAAGAGAAGAAAAATTAGTGAGTGGTTATAACCCTACTGACGTTGAGGCGAAAGTTACTAAAGTTTTTGAACATTACACAATGGAGTGGAGAATTACAGCAATTGTTGAAAGTAAAATTGACGAAGTTATTGAGTAATTAAAATTTTAATTATTAAACAAAAGAGGACAAACGTCCTCTTTTTTTATGCTTTTTATTTTTTGGTGATATTTATGAATGTATAAAAAACCTGACGTGAAATGAGTATAATTTAAACTTTTTTCGCATTGGGAGATATTTATATATTAAAACCAATATAAAAACAATGGCAAAAGAAAAATCTTTAGTTGAAGAGGCTATCATCCAAATGAAAAATTTGGAAGAGGCAGTCGCTGAAAATGCAAAAGGAATACTTGCTTCTACAATGAAACAAGAAATCAAAGACCTAGTAAAAGAATCTTTATCAGAACAAGCTGATGATGAGATTGAAACCGATGACGTTGAAATGGATGAGCCTATGGGTTCTGATGATATCGCTGATATTGATATGAGCGACGATGAATCAGATGAAGAAGGTGACGAAATGGATACTGATGATATGGACGACGAAGAAGATATCGAATTCGATGACGAAGAAGATATGGACGACGAAGACGATACCATCGATTTAACTGACGCAGACGATGAAGAAGTACTTAGAGTATTTCAACTTATGGGACCAGATGATAATATTGTCGTAACAAAAGACGACAAAGGAAACACTCACCTTAAAGATGAGGAGACTGGTAAAGAGTATATGATTGTTGGCGAAAGCGAAGAAGATGAAGAAGAATTAGACGAACAAGAAGATGGAATGGATGATGAATCTATTGAATCTATTGTTGAAAGAATGTTTAGTTCTGATGACGAAGAAGACGAAGACGGAATGGCGTTTGAAGAGTTTGACGAAGAAGATGGAATGGACGATGAAGAAATCGTTTATGAAATCCAAATGGATGACGAAGAGTTAGATGAAGAATTCGACGAAGAATTAGACGAAGAATTTGACGAAGAATTAGATGAAGAAATGGAAGACGATTCTATTTACGAATCTAAAAAAGCTACAATCAAACCTAAAGGAGTTGGAATCGGAAGTCCAAAATTCAAATATAACGCAAAACCTAACCAAGGAACAGGATTCAAAACTAAAATGAAAGAGGCTCCTAAATCTGTTGGTACAGGTAAAGCTAAATTTGATTTCAAAGACGGTGAAAATGCTGGGACTAAACTTGGTAAAAACAAAATGGTTAAAAAAGTTGAAACTAAAGAACAATTTGATGAAAAACCTGTTGTAAAAAAATCTGAAACAAAAGAGGCTGTAAGAACATTAGGTTCAGGGTCTAATTTCAGAAAAGGTGGTTTACCAAAACCAAGAGCTCACTCTAAATTTAATACAGCTATCAAAGAAAGTACTTCTAATACAGAACTACAAATTCTTAGAGAGAAAAATGAAGAGTACAGAAAAGCACTTAATGTTTTTAGAAGTAAATTAAACGAGGTTGCAATATTCAATTCAAACTTAGCTTACGCTACACGTTTGTTCACTGAACATTCAACATCAAAACAAGAAAAAATTAACATTTTAAGAAGATTTGATGGTGTTGAAACTATTAAAGAATCTAAAAATTTATATCAAGTCGTTAAAAATGAATTATCCTTAGATACTAAATCTCAAAATATGAATGAGTCAATCGAAAGAACAATTGCTAAATCACCTTCTACAGGAGCAGTTAACTTAATTGAATCTAAAACATATGAGAATCCACAGTTCTTAAGAATGAAAGATTTAATGACAAAAATTAAATAAATAAAAATAAATTAAAATTAATAAAAACCAAAAAAATGGGAGCATTATTAGAATCAGGTCTAGTTGGTAACATCGGGTTAAAACACCTTAAAGTTATTAAAGAAGACACAATCAACAAATGGGATAAATTAGGATTCCTAGAAGGTCTTAAAGGACATATGAGAGAAAACGTAGCTCAGTTATATGAGAATCAAGCGTCTTTCTTAATAAACGAAGCGACAGGAGAAGGTTCAAATGGTTCATTTGAAACAGTTGTATTCCCTATCGTAAGAAGAGTATTCTCTAAATTATTAGCGAATGAAATCGTATCTGTACAAGCTATGAACTTACCAATCGGTAAATTGTTCTTCTTCGTACCAAAAATTCAAGGATTTACAGGAGCAACATCTGCTAATGGAATCCCTGAAAGTTCAGGACAACACTACGCACCAATCGGTTCTCCGGGTAATTATCCTGGTGATGTAAATGGTGGTTACGGAACGTCTACAGGAGCTTACCAAAAAAATCTTTATGATTTATTCTACGAAGGAACTGAACCAGGTTTAGACCCTGAAGGTTTATTCGATTATTCTAAAGGTAGATGGTCAGCAATCACTGCTACTTGTACTACTGTAACTTGGGTTAACGGTGATTTAACTAAAACTGCTCTTCCATCTGGTGAAGCAAGAAAAATCTTAGTTGCAATGACAGGTTTCTCTAACACAGGTGACGGAAAATTAATCGGACCAAACGGTCAAGAAATGGATTCTGAAGAATTTTTATCAGGTCTTAGATTATTTACTGCAACTTCAGGTGTTGCTACTGATTTAGGTGTTTCTACATTTACTAACTTATTATTTAGAGTTGTTACTCAAAAATATGGTAAAGGAATTGTTGAATACGGAAATACTACAACAGCAACATTCGCAAATTTAGGTAACGGAGGTTCTTTCAAAGATATTTGTGACTCTCAAGGTACAATCTATTTAGAAGTTGATACACAAAGACCAGTATGTGCTGATTGTGGTTCAAATAGTTTAGATGGATATTCAGGAGCAACTTTATCAGCTGCTAACTGGAGTGGAGCATCTCAAGATACTGCGATTAAAGCGGTATTCAGACGTTACGAAGAATTAGAATTTGAAGACAAAATCGGTGAGGTTTCTTTTGATTTAGATTCAGTTACTGTATCTGTTACAGAAAGAAAATTAAGAGCACAATGGTCTCCTGAGTTAGCTCAAGACGTTGCGGCTTTCCACAACATCGATGCTGAAGCTGAATTAACAGCTTTATTATCTGAACAAGTTGCGGCTGAAATCGACCGTGAAATCTTAAGAGATTTACGTAAAGGTGCGGCTTGGACTTTAAGATGGGATTACAACGGATGGAGAAGAATCGCTAACACGACTAACTACACTCAAAAAGACTGGAACCAAACATTGATTACAGCGATTAACCAATTATCTGCTCAAATCCACAAATCTACATTAAGAGGTGGTGCTAACTGGATTGTGGTTTCTTCTGAAATCTCTGCTATCTTTGACGATTTAGAGTACTTCCACGTATCTAACGCGTCTCCAGAACAAGACCAATACAATATGGGTATTGAAAGAGTTGGAACATTAGCAGGTCGTTACCAAGTTTACCGTGACCCTTACTTCCCAGCTAACACAGTGTTAGTAGGACACAAAGGAACATCATTGTTAGACACAGGATACATCTACGCTCCGTATGTACCATTACAATTAACACCTACAATGTACAACCCATTCAACTTTACACCGATTAAAGGTATAATGACTCGTTACGCGAAAAAGATGGTGAACAACAGATTTTACGGCAGAATTACCGTAGATGGTGTTAGAACATTCGATTTAAGAGAATTGAGATAATCAAAATCTTAAAATATTTAACAAAAAGGGACTATATGTCCCTTTTTTTTATGTATATTTGTGAACAATAGAGAAAATGAGAGTATTTATAGTATGAGAAAAATTATATTTAATGATGAACAAATAAAAGATATGATATCTTTATATGTTAATGATATTTGGGGAACTAGACAGATTGGTGAAAAGTATTCGGTTTCTGAAAAAACAATTAATAGGGTATTAAAAGAAAATGAAGTTAAGATGGATACTCCGGGTAGACGATATTTTGGAGGGAAAAAAACATCTGATAAAAAATATTACGAATCTAATAAAGAAAAAATATCAGAATACTATTCTGAATGGAGAGAGAATAAGAAAGAACATTTAAAAGAATATCAAAAAAAATGGAGAGAAGACAATCGTGATAAATTACGTAAAACCAAACGTGATTACGAAAAAAATCGTAAAGACTCAGACCCATTATACAAGCTTGTTGCAAACTTCAGAACTGCAATATGGACAGTATTAAAAGAAAGTAATGTAGACAAATATGGACATTACTTTGATGTTCTACAATATAGTCCGGAGGAATTGATTAATCATTTAGA